CTCAAAACTTAATTGAATCTAAGACTTACGAAAATCCTCAGTTTATGAGAATGAAAGACTTAATGACAAAAATAATAAAATAAACAATTAATAAAAAACCAAAAATAAAATGGGAGCATTATTAGAATCAGGTCTTGTTGGTAACATCGGTCTTAAGCACCTTAAAGTTATCAAAGAAGATACTATTAACAAATGGGACAAATTAGGGTTCCTTGAAGGTCTTCGTGGCCACCTAAAAGAAAACGTAGCACAATTATATGAGAACCAAGCGTCTCAATTAATTAACGAAGCTACTGCAGACGGAGCATCAGGTTCTTTCGAAACTGTTGTATTCCCGATTATCAGACGTGTATTCTCTAAATTATTAGCGAATGAAATCGTTTCTGTACAAGCTATGAACTTACCAATTGGTAAATTGTTCTACTTCGTACCTAAAATCCAAGGATATTCAGGTGGAACTGCTAACAGAAGTGGCGACCACTATGCACCTGTAGGTTCTGCAGGTAACTATCCTGGCGACCCAAATGCCGGTTATGGTACAAGTGCAGGTGCTTACTCTAAGAACCTTTATGATTTATTCTATGAAGGTAACGAAGCTGCTCTTGACCCTCCTGGATTGTTTGACTATTCAAAAGGTCGTTGGTCTGCAGTTACTGCAACTACAGCGGTTCAAGTTTGGTCTAGTGGAGCGTTAACTAACTCAGCAATTGTTGCTGGTGAAAACAGACGTGTAATCCTTAAAATCACAGGTTTCCAGTACAGTGGTGTTGGAAAATTAATCGCACCTGATGGTTCTGAAGTTGATTCAGAAACATTCTTGTCTGATTTGAGAATTTTACCAACTGCATTAAACGCGGCTGGAGGTTTATCAGCGTCTACGACATGTGCAATTACTAACGGAACAACTCCATTGTTGTTTAGATTAGTAACACAACAATACGGTCAAGGGATTGTATCTCCAACTTACACTAATACACCAACTACATGGCCAACAAATGGTGGTGGTACTTATGACAACATTTGTGACCAAACAGGCGCTATGTTTATTGAAGTTGATTTACAATGTCCAGTGTGTGTTAACTGTGGTCAAGCAACTCCTGATGGATACTCTGGAACTACTTTGTTCTCAGGTTCTTCAGGTGGTTCATTTACCGCTATTTTCAGAAGATATGAAGAGTTAGAATTTGAAGACAAAATTGGTGAAGTTTCATTTGACTTGGAGTCAGTAACAGTTTCTGTAACTGAAAGAAAGTTAAGAGCACAATGGTCTCCTGAATTGGCTCAAGACGTTGCGGCATTCCACAACATTGATGCTGAAGCTGAATTAACAGCGTTATTGTCTGAACAAGTTGCAGCTGAAATCGACCGTGAAATCTTACGTGACTTACGTAAAGGTGCGGCTTGGAACTTACGTTGGGACTACAACGGATGGAGAAGATTAGCTTCTACTACATCTTACACTCAAAAGGATTGGAACCAAACTTTGATTACTGCAATTAACCAATTGTCAGCTCAAATTCACAAGTCAACACTTCGTGGTGGAGCTAACTGGATTGTAGTTTCTTCTGAGGTTTCAGCAATCTTTGATGACTTGGAATACTTCCACGTATCAAATGCGTCTCCTGAACAAGACCAATACAACATGGGTATTGAAAGAGTAGGTACTTTAGCTGGTCGTTACCAAGTTTATCGTGACCCATACTTCCCAGCAAACCAAGTGTTGATTGGACATAAAGGTACATCTTTATTGGATACTGGATATATCTACGCTCCATACGTACCACTTCAGTTGACTCCAACTATGTACAACCCATTCAACTTCACACCTATCAAAGGTATCATGACACGTTACGCTAAGAAGATGGTTAACAACCGTTTCTACGGACGTATCACAGTTGACGGTGTACGTACATTCGACTTACAAGAACTTAGATAATCTTATCTAATGTGAATATAAAAAGGTCAGAGAAATCTGACCTTTTTTATTATACAAATTTTATAAACGGGCATAAAAAAAGGGACAAAGTCCCTTAAATTTTATTAATTAATTATTTTAAGATAAACTGTTCATAATGTTTTCAATTTTAGAAGCACTTCCTGAAACCGCACTATTTCTTCTTGATTGGATAGCCACTTTTTTAAGTTCAGATACAGATGTGTTACCTTTTGCCACTTCCTCATTAATCGCATTTGCAAATTTCTGAAAGAATCCTGAACCATTCCAAGACGCGTATATAAAATGAAATAATAGTGAATTACTTTTCATAACAATATTTTTAGCCTCCGGAGATAAGTATTTATCTGCAAGTTTGTTAAAATGAGGTTCCATAATTTTAACTACCAAATCTATTAATCTTTGTTCTAAATTACCCCCTCTGTAATAACGTTTCCAAACTCTTCTATCTTTATTTTTATCTATTAAATCCCAAAATTCAATACCGGGATTACTGGTATTTAATGTTCCTCCGTGTTTTCTATCAATTCCAAACATAGTTTCACCTGAGTCACCCATTCCTGACGATTTGTGCCATTGTGGGTTAAAGTACCCACCTTCTAATTTATTAATAACTAATTCAGTCATTTTTTTAAAATCACCTGATATAGTTCCAAATGAATTATCTGAACCATTATTGGTAGATGTGTCAGAAGAATTATCTCCATCTTTTTTTACAAATTTACCGCCAATTCTTTTCTTTACCCTATCAAGCATTGCTTGTATAAACGAGTCACCAACAATGTTACTATCATTTTGTTCAGTGATATTATAATTGACAATTTTTTTTAATTGTTCTTCTGTGACTTTAATTTTCATATCTTATCTCCAAATTTTTCATAGAAATATTTAAGAATTGCGAAATTCATATGTGCGTATCCTTTGGTACAGAATACGTGTCCCGAATAAGAACCTTTATCTTTATTTGAACAATACCATTCTAATCTTTTTCTTGTTTGACCATAAAATCCGGTAGTTCCCCAATTCTTTGGGTCACAAACCAAATAAGTGTTTGGTCCAAAAGATATTCCTGTTTCATATGTTGATGGGTCAATCAGACCGACTAATTTTAAACTCCCATCTTGAGCGTAGTTCCATGTTTCTCGACCACCTTGTGAAAATCCAGCGATTGATGATACAACCCCACCAAATTTTTCTTTCACGTATTTTTTAACGTTATTTAAATTATTAAAATGGTGAGTAATCACAATTATTTTATTATTACTGTAAGGTTTTAAATATGGTACATATTTTTCCATTGCGGAACGATTTGCGGTACCCTTTGAATATCCTGATGTATGGGACCCTCCAAAAAATACGTGAACCTGATTCCCTTTATAACCATCAGATTTAATAATTACATATTCTTTATCACCTGTTATTTCTGAATTAGTTTCTGACTGAGTTGATTGAACTTTTTTAGGGTCTTGTAGTCTTTCTAAAGTTTTCTTATCTACCGATGATGATACAATCAATGATTGGTCCTCTTGAAAAGTTTCTAATGCTTTTTTAGTTTTAGGACCAAATAAACCATCAACTCCACATTTACCTAAGTCGTAGTTCAATCGGTTTAAGATGTTTTGAATTTCGGTAACGGGAGACCCCATATGACCAATTCTCATTACAACATCTCCTTTTTTAATTTGTTCTACCGTTGGAGACTCTGAATATGACTTTGTTGGTTGACACCCTGACTTTTTAAATTGTTTTACGGTTTCTTTTTCAAGTTTAGGGTCTACTTTATCACTCTTGTAGTAATCATCAATTTTAGAGTTAGGGATAACGTCTTGTTTACTGTTACTACCTGTTGATTCACCACCAACATAAAATAAATGCCAAGGTTCGGCTTTACGTAGTGTACCATCACCTAAATAAGATACTTTAAAACCGAATTTTTTACAATTATTTTCCACCCATTTTTTAACATCTGAATGTGAATTCCACCAAGATGGTTCTACACTTATAATGTCAAATGCTTTACCGGTATGATGTTGAGAAAATCCCGGTAATGCAGAATATCTTTGTCTTTGTGATACTCCCCCATCTCTTTTTATTTTTCCCCCAAAAGTATCTACTTGTTTTGAATAACCTCTATATGAGGACACAACTTTTATTTGAGAAGATAAATCAGGAAATTGTTTTTTTAATGATGATAACAATTTTGAAATTTGAGCACTTGCTTTTTGATTTTCTTCACCATTATCTTCATAATACTGACCCTCTTGACTCATTTCATCATCAACGTGTTTGTCAGTAATTGAAACATTATACTTTGATTCTACGCTAGATAACGCCGATTTGATGTCAGGTGGTAAATTCCTATTAACTTTTTCAGTTAATAGACCATATTTTTTTAAAATATCATTTTTTTCAGATTCTGAAATAATTAACTTTCCCATTATTTATAAATATCTAATAAGTACAGAAATAAATTCCGACTCTGATAAATTATAAATACCTTGTTTGTAGGAATAATTTAGTATACGTTTAACTAAATCTTTTTTTTGGGGGTCAGTTAAATTCTTAATTAAAGGAGATAAATCTTCATTTGGATTATAATTTATTGTATCAAAAATTGTTTGATTTGGTGTGTTTTCTTCATGAGTATTATCCATAGATGATATATTTATATAAATAGTAATATTACTTAACAATGAAAGAAACCTATTTAATAAAAAAAATCAGGGAGGTTTTAAAAGAAACTAGCTCAAGTTCGGCCGCAGGACTTTATAATATACCGTTAAGCCCAGGTTTAAAAATATGGAAAAAGAAACAAATGGGTGCGTTTACCGAAAAATTAAATGGATATGATAATGCTGAGTTATATGTTGACGCATTAGATGGTAATATAGACACTAAAAATGCTGAAGAAAAAGAAAAAGTATCTAAAAAAATATCTAAATATTATGAAAAACACCCATCTCAAAATGATGAAGATGGTGATATATTAAATGATTTTTCAGGTGACATAAAAGAGGCAACTGCGGGATATGAAGGTGAATATACTCCTCCGTTAACTTTTGGCAATATCGATTGGGACGACCATGTGTTGGCCCCATTTATTGACCACTCAGGGCATCATCACAATACTAAAGTAATTAAAAAAGAAGTTAAAGGTAAAATCAAAACTAAAAATAGTGGGTATGTTGAAAAAGACCATCCAAATAAAGGAAAACATAGTCGAATAATTACACCTAAACAAGATGTTGTTAATGAAGACTTAGCCGTTTGGTTTGGTAAAAAAAAGAAACCAAAAGGTAGTAAACAACCTAAAGGCCCTTGGGTGAATATATGTAAGAAGGTTGATGGTAAACACCCTCCTTGTGGAAGACCTGAGGCAAGTGACAAAGCGTACCCAAAATGTAGGGCTGCGGGAGTTGCTGGTAAAATGTCCGATTCAGAAAAAAGAAATGCATGTCAACAAAAAAGAAGAGCTGAAAAAACACATCCTAAAACAGGTACTGGAAACAAACCTAAAATGGTTTCTCACAAAACAAATGAAAGTATGTCAAAAAAAATTAAAATAACAGAATCTCAATTAAAAAATTTAGTACATTTTCTTAATGAACAAACCACATTACCAATAACTCTTTCATGTATGGAGCCCGATAATCCGAGCTCACCAGGTGTCCAATTTAAAAACCTAAGTTTTGTAAATAAATCAACAAAACAAGTTGGGGATAAACAAGAAACAACTTTTATTTTTGATAAAACAAGTATGGAAGTTTATAAACAAGAATCAGGACAACAAAAATTCACATCAATTAAAATTGAAAATCCTGAGTTATCAGACGTACTTGAAAAAAAAGGGTTTAAAAATGCCTCAAGTTTTAATTTCTTAAAAACATACCACTTAAATAGAAAGTTTTATTGCGGGGTTTTCTTTAATAAAGATAATGATTTGTCAGATACTTTTGCTAAAACAAATAATCTTGTTTCAATTAAAACAACGAAGTAATATTATTTAGTTGTTAAAGAATCTAATTTTTGTAAATCTTCATCACTTACAAAATACAGACCGACAAACTTGTCAAATTCACTCTTAGGTAACTTTTTAAGATACCTTGCCAATGTTTGTTGAGAATACCAATCATCTGAATGTATTTCTTGTGGTTGAGTTACACACGTTTTTGTGTTCTTACAACATTCTTTGTTTGTAACACAAGAAGATAAAAATACTATTGATAATAAAACAAAAAAGAATTTGATGGATGATTTCATACTTATAAATATTTAAGTTTATATTGTAAAGTTACATCAAAATTATTGTTCTACAAAATATTTATTAAAAAAATGAAAGTCTGTTTAAAATATCCAAAGAAAACTTTAACTAATAAAGAACTAACAATCCTTGGTGACTTTATAAATTTATTGCAAAAAATCATGCCACTTTCAGGTGAAATAAAAATCATGTTATTAAATAAAAGGGTTGGTAAAATGACAACAGGTTCTTATAAAAAAAGTAACCATATTATTAAAGTTTTAATTAAAAATAGATTACTTGCGGATATGTTAAGAACCTTGTCACATGAATGGGGACACGCTTTTGATAATGAACATATTAATTTTGAAGATAGGAGAGAGGTTGGAGGTAAGTCTGAAAATTTTGCAAATGCAATATCAGGAGCCGTAACCAAACACTTCATCAAAAAAAATCCTCAAGTTGAGGATATTATTTTTGAGTAATTAATTACAAATTTTAGAATAGATAGTCTCTAAAGAATGTTTGATTTGTACATCTAAATCTTTTTCCATCTGTAAAGCCCTTTCTTCCATCTCTTTTTTGAAAAAGTCTTTTAATTTTGACCAATCAACATCAGGTAGTTTAATAAAATAACTATAAGTATGGTTAGTAATTGTTACCTCACCATCTTCCATAGTGATAAAAATACCATATTGCTCGTTTTTAATATATTTTTTACGAGAAATCGGGGCAATTAACAACTCAGAATTAGGATTGTGAATCAATCTTCGACAAATTG